ATGATTATGAAGGAGACTTTACTCAAAGACGAGTTCTTCTTTATACTTTAAGATTTACTGCAAAGACATATCTATTCGGCCCTGTTCAGTCTGCTACCAAGGATATTATTAAAAGTGTTAAGACTACATATATTTCTGGCGATTCTAATAGTGTTGCAAGGGATATTTCATATACAGTTACCCCAAGAGCAACCAAAAATTATACTGGAACGGTTCTTACCAACCTATCAGAAAATGTAGGTCTAGGTGATATAATCATTCCACTTGTTGATGGAACTAAGATTCCTGCTATTGTATCGGGACAAAAATTATATGTAAATATAGGTGATGAAGAACTATATGTTAAATCAAAAGATGGTAATAGTATAACAGTTGAAAGAGGTCAGGATAGCACAGTTGCTTCTTCTCATCTTAAGGGTGCAGAAGTTAAGTCCATTACTGCTGCTGATAATGTTCTCATTGAAGAAGGAGATGACTTCGGATTTGATGGAAACACTGAAAGTTGGCTCTAAATTACTATGACTAAAGATTTTAACAAATTAGATAAAACTTTTAATATTACTCCCGAAGTAATAGAGGAAGAACCTGTCGAGAAGATAGAAAAGATAAAACCTCCTAGACTTACGCAGGATGACATTACAAAGGATTATGAGTATACAAGGGGGAATCTTTATAGTATAATAGAAAAGGGACAAGAAGCAATAAATGGAATTTTAGAACTTGCTCAAGATAGTGAAATGCCCAGAGCATATGAAGTAGCAGGTCAACTTATCAAGAGTGTTTCTGATGCTACTGATAAATTGATGGACCTTCAGAAAAAACTGAAGGATGTTAATGAAGAGCAAGTAGCAAAAGGACCATCAACAGTCAATAATGCACTTTTTGTAGGATCTACCGCAGATCTTGCAAAATTGATAAAGGGAGAAACTCCCAAAAAAGACTGAATAAATATACTTGTAGATGGAGTAACAATACGTGCCACTTAAGAAGCCATCAGACTTTTACGATAAGAATCAAAATTCATCTTTTGATGACGTAAAAGAACAATTAAAAAATGCTCAACCTGAAAAGGTAGAGAAAATTTCTGAAGCTTTTGATTCTTTTAAAAGTAATTTAAATAATTTACAATCACTTTCTGATTTTACAGAGACATTTGATAATTTTAAATTAAATGTAGAGAAGATAGAAGGTTTATCAAACACTGTAGAACAGATAAGAGAGAATATACAAGATTTAATTAATAAGAAAGACCTTGATGATGCCATGATGGCTCATCTATTATTTGTAGAAGAGTCAATAAGAAATGTCCAGGACAAAGTAAAGACTGTTAATACCAATACTTTATTTGAGGTAAAAGAAGAATTTAATACATTATCTGAAAAGGTAACGGAATTTTTAGGAGAAGAAGTACCTGCATATAAGAAATTAATTGTAGAGTCTGAAACAAGAGTAGATGGTAGATTTGGGCAGTTTAAAGAAGATGTAACTGATGTATTTGAGACTTTAGGAACTGATTTAAAAACAGAAGTATCTTCTATTGCTGATAACCTTAAAGGTATCAATGAAGAAAACCTTTCTGGTATTAGAGAAGATGTTCAGGGTATTGGTGAGAAAGTTAAGACATTAGTAGAACAAGAACTACCAGAATATAAGAAGTTCTTTGCAGAAACTGAATTAAAGACTGAAGATAGATTAACTCAGAGTGAGGAGTTAGTAGAAGAAAAATTAAAAACTGTTGAGGAGAATTATAAGCAAGAAATAAAAGGAATTGAGAAAGATGTAAAGCAACATAGAAAGTCCTTAGCAGAATCAAAGATAAGGACTGAAAAAGGTATAAACAAATTATTTAAAGATTTAGCACAAGATATTGTTACTCTTGATGAGAGACTTGTCATACTTGATACTGGTGTCACTGCTGTTCATGAAAGAGTAGAAGGTAAAGAATCAGAAGTTGATAAAGTATTATCTGAGAAGATAATAAGAATTGAGAATCTTGTTAAAGAATCTAAAGTTCTTTCTGACACTGTAAAAAGTGATTTTAAGAATAGAGAAATTTCTAGTGATAGAAAGTTAGAGGAGTATGCAAGTACTCTAACGTCTTTTGCAGAAAAGATTACTGAATTAGAGACTAATCTATCAGATAATATTTGTGAATTACAAGAAAATTTAGATACAAGTACTACAAAGTATCATAGTGATTTAAAAACTAATGTAGAAGAATTTGAGGAAACGTTATCAGGTAAGTTAAAAGATTTACAGATTAACTTTACTGTAAACGAAAAACATATTAAAGGAATTCGTAAAGAATTTGAAGATGTTGTTGAGAAATTAAATGTAGATGAAATAGCAGAAAAGAGTAAAGAACTTACTGGTAAAGTAAGACAATTAGAAGAAGTATTAGAAAAGTTTGACCAAAAAGAAATTCTATCAGAGGGTCTTTTAAATATCCCTCCTAGTGTTGATAACTCTGACCCATTAACTCCTTTAGATAAGAGATATGTAACTCTTGATCAATTATCAGATCATTATAGATTATTTGTTAATAGAGTTCAGCAACAACTATCAACCTTTGGTGGCGGTGGTGCTGTACGTATCAACGACATGGAAGATGTCGGTATTGGTACTGGAATAGGAACAGATGGATATGTTTTAAAGTGGAACACAGGTCTTAAGAAATGGATGCCTGGTGTTGGTGGTGCTGGTGCTGGTGGAACTTGGGCATCTAGTTCTACTGGTATTCATACTACAAGAAACGTAGGTATCAATACGACTGCTGCAAAATCAAATAAAGCATTATACGTTCAAGGTGATGCAAGAGTTACTGGTAACTTAGATATAGCAGGAGACCTTATATATGATGAAACAAATGCTCGTAACTGGAATGTATCTGGTGTTGCAACTGCTGCTAGAATGCAAGTTGGAGCAGGAACTACTTGGCCAGAAGATTTAGTAGTTAATGGTGATGCAAGAATACTTGGTATATTAACAGTTGGTAGTTCTTCTGTTGTTATTGATGGTGTAAATGATACCATCTCAATTGGTGGCGAATCTGCCGTTAGAATTACAGATTCTTCTGTTTCTATTGGTGCTGGTGTAACTATTAATGCATCTGCAACTGGTATTAACTCTGCACCTAATGTTCTTTATGTTGCAAAAGATGGTCAAGATACTAATAATGGAACATCTATTGATAATGCATTCTTAACAATCAAGGCAGCAGTTGGTGCTGCTCATTCAGGCACAACTGTTAAGATACTTTCTGGTAGATATGCGGAAGCAAATCCTATTGAAGTTCCTGCATTTGTTTCTCTTGTAGGAGATGATCAAAGAACAGTTACTGTTACTCCTAGCAATACAACAAGTGATATCTTCCATGTAAGAAAGGCATCTAAAATTGCAAACATGACTTTTACTGGTCATCTTGCTCCTGCAGCTGCAGTTGCTTTCCCAACTACGGAGATAGCAGAAAATGTAGGTGGTGGAAAATGGAAAGGACCATATATTCAGAACTGTACAAGTGATACAACAACAGGAACTGGATTATATGTTGATGGAGATCAAGCAAGGTCTTTGAGTTCTATGAACGTAGACTCATACACCCAATACAATCAGGGTGGAGTTGGTGTTGCTATTACTAATGGTGGATTTGCACAGTTAGTTTCCCTGTTTACTATATGCAATAACGAAGCAGTCACTTGCGATAAAGGTGGTCAAGCAGATATAGCAAATAGTAATTGTAGTTTTGGTAGTTTTGGATTAATTTCTAGAGGTGTAAGTGATTTACAATATAGTGGAATAGTAACAACAACTGGTGCTATATCTCAAGGAACTGTGGAAGTCAATGTAAGTACTCCTACTTTAAATATTAATAATTTTGTATATGACCACCTATCAGGAATAGCAACAGTTACAACTACTGCTGCACATAATTTCCAAGTAGGAATGGGAGTTACACTTTCTGGAATTGGAGTAACTTGTGTATATGGAAGTAAAACATATCCATCCAAACCACCATACATCTTTGATGTAGATTCCACCCCATCTGCAACATCATTTGTGGTTAATGTAGGCATCTCAACTGTTGCACATACATATGTTTCAGGAGGTACTGCCAAGATAGACGTAGACCGCCCCTATGACGGTCAATTAGTCTTCTTTGATGTATTGTATAAAGAAGTAAATACAATCGCTGTGGGGTCTGGTGGAACGGGATATTCATTTACTCCTACAATAACAGTCGGTGCTCCTTCTGGACCTAATGGAGAAAGAGCAACAGCATTTGCAACTTTAGAAGGTGATAGTGTTGCATCAATTACAATTATTAGTAGTGGAAGTCAATATACATCAACTCCTTCTATAACAATTTCTGCTCCTGAAGAAGGTTCTAATACAGCAACTGCTACGGCAAGTATGGAATCACTTTATTATACAATAAATAGTTCGACACCTGTATCTTCAGGTATTTCTACATTAACACTTGCTACCAATCTACTCAATTCAGTTGGAGTTGGTTCTACAGCATACTTCTCACAAGGAAGTAGAATTGTTGCTAGTTCGCATACCTTTGAATATGTTGGAGCAGGTAATCAGATTGTGACTGCTACACCAAAACGTGGTGGTGTTACCAATCAATCTAATGAAGTTGTTACTTCAGATGGTGGTAAGGTTCTTTATACCAGTACGGACCAAGCAGGTAATTTTAGAATAGGTGATGATTTGCAAATCAACCAAGAAACTGGTACAATTAGTGGACGATCTTTTAGTAAGAGTTTGTTCTCAGAAATGACACCATTTATCCTAGCATTAAGTTAATATGGCATTAGCACTAAACAGATTTAAAACATATACAATAGAACTTACTACGGGAAGTCAAACAGTGTATATTGCACCTACTGGTTACACAGGAATTATTTTATATGCACATGTAACTAACTATGCTTCTGCAGCTACAACTCTTACAATGTCACATAAGAGAAGTACTACAACAACTCAAATTATTAATGAGGCAAGTGTGCCTGTCAATGATGCATATATTCCTTTGGATGGTAAATTAGTATTAGAAACTAATGATTCAATAATTGCACAAGCAGGTGCAAATACTACATTAAAAGTTCTCCTTTCAGTATTGGAGACAGCAAATGCCTAGACTTCTGAGTCAAATTAATGGTTCTGGGCAAGTTGGTATTGCTAGTGATGGAACGAGCCTTGGTAATATGAAAGAATTAAATTTTCAAAGTAATAGAGTTAAATTAAGTGCAACTGGTATAGCAACTGTTACATCAGATCCACTTACAATAATAGGATTATGAAGAATTTTAGGGACTTTTTAAAAGAAGAACCTACGATGAGTGTGGGAGATAATGGATATACAAATGCTGCACCTGCTGCTGGTCCTCTTGCAGGGGTTGACTTAAAACTGTTTAGAGGAGATAATGATTTACTATCACAGGACTTTCAAACACCTGGTGAATCAGGACTTAATAAATGGAGATTTTCAAGCATTTATCCTGTAGAGAAGTTAAATCTCAATCAAATAGATAGTATGGTAAACGCATCAGACGAATACACTAATCTAATGGATAAGAATACACAAGATCACGTAAAGAAAAGTTTTTCTAAATTCATGGGTGAAGCGAAAGAAGCACAAAAATGTCCTGATGGAAAGTATTGGTGTTTCCAAGATGAGAAATGTAAAACAATTCCCCGTGGTTATCATGTAGGTAGAAGTGGATATCTAGCACATGACCATGATGATTCTAAAAAGAATGGTTCTAATGGGAATGGAAACGGTAACGGAAATGGTAATGGCGGCAATGGAAACGGTAATGGAAATGGCGGTGGCGGTAATGGTGGTGGAAATGGAGGTGGTGGAGGAGGAGAATAAATAAATTAACCTTATTATGTAACAAATGGCACAACAAACTATTAAATTCACTATACGTCAAGATGGCACCGTACTTGAAGAAGTAAGTGGTGTTGTTGGAAATGGTTGTATGAAAATAACCGAATCCATAGAAAAGAAACTTGGAACTTCTGTTTATATGGAACCCAAACCTGAATTCTACCAAACTAACACTATATCAGAAAATGTCACACTTCAGCACAATCAAGACTAAATTAAAAGACCGTGATGTGTTATTAAAAGCATTATCGGTAATAGGACTTCCAGTAGATGTTAGTAGAGAGTTAGAAAATCCTATTGGTCACGAACATGAAAAAGTCATGTGTGATATTACATTGGGTTCTGATATTGGTTTTAGACTAAACCCTAAAACAGAAACATATGAGTTAGTTACTGACATTCAAACTTGGAAGCATTCAGTTCCACCTAATAGAATGATTGAAAAAATAACACAAGAATATGCAATGGAGATAGTAAAAAGAGAAGTTAAAGAGAAGGGATTTGAGATAGAGAAACAAACTAGAGATACTGAAAATAATATAGAGTTAGTAGTAACACGTTGGGTACCCTAAATACATACGGAGACCTGTGTTCTTGAAATGAAGTCCCTTAAACAATTTAAAGAATCTGTTAAAGTAGAAGATGCAAATGGAAATCTTGCATTTGAAGTAATAGATTTAATTAAACCAGAACCAATGGTTTCACCAAAGTCTGGTATTGAATGGGAGGAGTTAGGAGAAGCAAAGAAACTTCCTATAATAAGAAATGGGCAGATTGTAGATACATATTTGAGATGGAGAGGAAATAACTTTATGTTGCAGATGTTTTTCCCACAAACGAAAAACCTTCT